GCACCGTATGAAGATCCCAAATACGAAGCATATCATCCAGAATGGATAAAACGAAAATTAAGTAAATTTGATCACAGAAAAATAGAAATTATTGAAGACTATATGGGGGATGATGCAGAATTTACAGTATATTTTTACAAGGAAAACGAATGAAAACTTTACTAGAATTTGATTCACCACAAATATATTGTGACATGGATGGAGTATTGGCTGATTTTGATAATGGTATAAAAGATATGATTGGAGGAAAATTCTCCGATGCCAGATGGGATGAATTGCCAGATGATTTTTTCTTACAGTTAGAACCAATGAAGGATGCAAAAAAATTGTGGGGATTTATTGGGAAATATGATCCATTTATTTTGACTGCCGTTCCAAGATCAGAAAGAGGGCCAATTGCGGCACGTGCAACTGAAGATAAAACTCGATTTATGAAAAGGTGGTTTGGAGTTAGTGCGGATAAAATGTATCCCGTTATGAGAAAAAATAAAGCAAATTTTGCAATGGATGGTCGAGATAAAAGACCTAATTTACTCATTGATGATCATTTAGGTAATATTCAAGAATTTAGAAAAGCAAACGGAATAGGAGTCCATCATACAAGTGCCAGTAATACAATTAAACAATTAAAAGAAATAGGTTACAAATGAGGGCTGAATGAACGAATTATTTAACATGTCTGAACTTATAATGATGGGGTTGGTATTATTTTCATCATTTTTTATATTCTTGTTTAATTACAGGACAGACAACAAAGAAAAATATACAAACAAGTGGTTGATATTGTTAGACCTTTTTATTAATATGGGAATGTCTATAACAGGTTATATGCTTATAACGATTGTATTTACAAATATTCCACAACTAAAAGAATATGAAAGTTATCGGTATCCCATCGGTTATCTTTTTGGACTCACTTCTAATGTGAGCATACCAATTGTTCTCAAATGGTTTCAACAACAAATAACCAAGAAGTTAAACGAAGCAGGAAAGAAGTGAGGTAATTATGGCACAAGAAAGGAAACATACGGCAGAAGATCAAACAGAATTGAAACTAGAACCAGTAAAAGAGATTGAAATACAAACTAAAGACTTAGTCGCATCAAGTAAAGTTTTTATATACTTAATTATTGGATTACTTGGATATATGGTTTTCGTACTCGTTCCAGCAATAGAAGAAAAAGTTAAATGGATGGAAAAAGACCTTACTTCTGTATTAATACAATCAGAAAGATTTAAAAAATCAACTAGAGTTTTTGCGAAGGATAATCAATGTGCATCATGCCATTTGGCACCAGATTATCTTCTCCACAATCTCTTAATGAAATATCCAAGTTTCTCTGACATTAAAGCTTTCATGTCAGTTGGTCATCAACGATTTTATACTATGACAACCCCGATTGCAGATGATGAACTTCTGACAATATATCGGGCATTACAATGATTATGGTAGGTAAAGTTATTATATCTTTAGTTTGGGCATTTTGGGTAATGGCCATGTCTACAGCTGAAGGAAATCCTACTGACCAAGTTGTTATATCAGAACCAGTAAAAGAAGAATATAATCCAACATATAGTTCAACATTTGATCGGGTGAAGAAAAGAGGAAATGTCATTTGTGGAACCAATGATGAGTTTCCAGGATTCTCACAAGAAATGTGGCATTTAGAAGATGGTAATAGATGGGAAGGTTTTGATGTTGATATTTGTCGAGCTGTTGCAGCCGCAGTGTTCGGAGATGCAAATGCAATCGAATTTACTATAGTCAATGGAAAGACACGATTTGAATTTTTGATAGATGGTTCAATAGATGTTCTTTCTGCAACAACCACGTTTACTTACACAAGAAATGTTGCAAAGAAACTGGAATTCATGCCCACAACCTACTATGATGGTCAAGGATTCATTGTAAGAAAAACTCTTGGAGTATCATCTGCAAAACAGATGGAAGGTGCAAGGATATGTTTTAGTGGTACTGGAACGGCTGCAAAGAACATTGCAGACTTTATGGAATTACATGGAATAAATTATATCCCTGTCGCAGTACCACCTACTGAAAAAACAAAGAACGTATACAATAGGGGTGAGTGTGATATGTATGGTACTGATAGGTCTGGTCTTGCATCGAATAGATTGAGTTTCGCTGACCCTGACAGACACATGATTCTTCCAGAGATTATCTCAAAAGAACCATTAGGGCCAGTTGTTAAGTATGGAGATCAGAAATGGTCAGATATTGTTCGATGGACAATTTATGTTTTGTTCATTGCAGAAGAAATGGGAATAAATTCAAAGAACATAGACAGTTTTAAGAACCATACAGACCCATACATCCAAAGATTTATGGGTGAGAAAAATGGTAAAGACTATCCCCATCTTGGAGCTAAACTTGGATTGAAAGCAACTTGGTCTTACAATATAATTAAACAAGTAGGAAATTATAAAGAAATATATGAACGCAATGTGGGGCCGGATACCCCAATAGGATTGCAACGAGGATTGAACCGATTATACATTCATGGAGGATTATTGTATGCACCACCTCTCAAATAAGGAAGTATGTCACACGTTACACCGTTTTCCAAGTCGGAAGAAATTCTTGAAGATGGAGAATCGAAAGTAAATCATTTTGAGCAAGTACCAGAATTTCGTACTTCAGTAGATAATATTTTACGCGTCAATCATGGCAATCAAATGAGATTGGGGTTGATGGCTGATCAAAAGGCTAATATAATGATTACTGTTGCATCAATTGTGTTTTCAATAACTATTGCAAATTTAGACAATGAAACGATGAAATGGCCACTACTAACATTTGCAATTGGTAGTTTTTTTGCTTTATTATTTGCAATTTTTGCAATTATACCAAACACAGATTATCCTAAAACGAAAGGCTCTAAGGAAATAGATAGGGAATCTCCTTTATTTAATCCTTTGTTTTTCGGACATTTCGCACATTTATCGATAGAAGAATATAAAGAAGATTATGCAAAAACTTTGATGACTGATGATAAAGTATATGATGCAATGGCTGGAGATATTTACGGACAAGGAAAAGTTCTTGCACTCAGTAAGTATAAATTTCTCAAATGGTCTTATATGTGTTTTCTTTGGGGAATGTCTGCTGCAATTGTGGTGTTTATCATTCAAAATATTGTTTAAATTTAATAAATGGTAATAAGATGCCAGTACAAACCATGCAAAATATAGCAGCACATACGTTATTAAAAGCAGCCCTACCAATTATTTGTGCGGCATTGATTGGAAGTATAACATGGATATTTGTAACGGTCATGGATTTAGACAAAGTTCTTCATCGAGTTGAACAATCAGAGATACCGCAAATCAATAAAGATATTGCAGATGGATATAAAAAATTAGATGAATTAGAAAAACAAATGACAGACCTGAGAATTAAATATGCAGAATTATCATCTCCGGGCCATCCAGCAAGACAACCATATTATCCAAAGCGTGATTAAAAATGATAGAAAATAAAACTTACTTAGGTAATCCTTTACTCAAATCCGCATATGTTCCTCAAGATTTTTCTGAGGAACAGGTTGGAGAGTATGTTAGATGTCAACAAGACCCCCTTCATTTTGTCAATGAACATGTAAAAATTGTTTCTGTTGATGAAGGATTAATTAAGTTTGATCTCAGAGATTATCAGTTAGATATGATTAACAGATTTCACAATGAACGATTTGTGATCTGTAAAATGGCTCGTCAATCTGGTAAATCAACTACAATCCTTGCATATCTTCTTCATTACATCCTTTTCAATGAAAATGTTTCGGTTGCGGTTCTTGCAAACAAAAAAGCAACTGCAATGGAACTTCTTGGAAGATTGCAACTTGCATACGAACATATGCCAAAATGGTTGCAACAAGGAATTTTGATCTGGAACAAAGGAAACATTGAGTTGGAAAACGGCTCGAAAATTCTTGCTAGTTCTACTTCTGGTTCTGCAATTCGAGGTGGAACTTTCAATATTATTTTCTTAGATGAATTTGCATTCGTTCCTCAGAACATTTCTGAAGAGTTTTTTAGTTCAGTATACCCTACTATTTCTTCTGGTAAAACTACAAAGGTATTCATCGTTTCTACTCCAAACGGCATGAATATGTTTTACAAGTTGTGGACAGATGCAGAAGAAAAAAACAATGATTATAACCCAATTTCAGTTCATTGGTCACAAGTTCCAGAAAGAGATGAAGAGTGGAAACAGAAAACTATTCGGAACACTTCTGAACGACAATTTCAACAGGAATTTGAATGTTCATTTCTTGGTAGTTCTAATACTCTAATTTCTACTGATAAGTTAATGTCTATGCCGTTCAAAAATCCTATTTTTCAACACGAAGGATTGGATGTCTATCAAGAACCAATTATTAACCACACTTATGTAATGGTGTGTGATGTTGCGAGAGGAGTCGGACTTGATTATTCTGCATTTTCAGTTGTTGATGTAACCAAACAACCTTATCGACAAGTTGCAAAATATCGAAAAAATGATATTTCACCGATGTTGTATCCAAATGTAATTTACACAGCCGCACAAAAGTACAACGAAGCATTTGTTTTGGTAGAAGTAAACGACATAGGACAACAAGTAACCGATATTCTTTATCATGATTTGGAATACGAAAATATAATGATGGTTACAATGCACGGCCGGAATGGACAACAAATTGGTAGTGGTTTTTCAAAGAACGTATCAATGGGGATTCGCACAACAAAACAAGTCAAACGAATTGGATGTGCAACTCTCAAGGACTTGATTGAGAGAGATAATCTACTTATTGAAGATTTTGATACGATTAGTGAATTAACAACTTTTATCGGAAAGAGTACTTCGTGGGAAGCAGATGATGGAGCTCACGATGATTTGGTTATGACTATGGTTCTGTTTTCTTGGTTGGTACAACAAAGATATTTCAAAGAATTGACAGACCAAGATATACGAGAAAAAATGTTTGCAGAACAAATGAAACTCATTGAAGAAGAGTTGGTTCCATTTGGATATATTGAAGATGGTAATGATCCAGATGAATTTCAAATTCCAGGCGATACAAATGTATGGAAACCGGCTGGAGATAAAAATCAGTATGAATATTTTTAGAGGTATTCTTTTTTCTTAGATTCAGATTCAAATCCAAAATCGTCTACTTCTTTTGTTACCTCAGTATTCAACAACAAAAGTAACGCATCTATTTCTTTTTCTAATTCTGGTCGAACATTACGAAGTCGAAAGAGATATTTAACACTTTCTTTTTCAATCATTTCTTTACTAACACGAACTGAACTATAACTTTTTTTATTTTGACTTTTGGTTTGAAGTTCAAGATGGTTAGGATTGACACAACCATTGTTTTCACAGGTTTGATGAACAACCATATTTTCAGCAATATTTCCTTTGTGTAAAAGATATGAAAATCGGTGTGCGGGCATAGATTTTCCAAAAATGGAAAACATGCCATATCCTTGTTTTTGTTTTGCTGCGTTCCAAAGATGACAATTATCTGTTTTATTAACTTTAATATTGAAACGAGTTATGACTTTTTGTGGAAACTTCATATTTACCGTACACTAAATATTATTCACCAATTACTGTTATTTATAAATATTCCATAGAGTAATATAA